GGTTCTGGTCGACCATCACCTGCTCCCCGAAGGTCGGCCCGAGCGCCGGGCAGATCGTGCCGAAGTGGGGAGCCCCAACCCTCGATCCCTCGATCCGGGACGACGATCGGACCGAGTTCAAGTTCGTCGTGGCCAGCAACGCCGACCTCGACGCCGCGGTGGAGTGCGCGGCCCACCACGGTCTCCCACGCGACCGGTGCTGGTTGATGCCGGAGGGTACGACCCCGGCGGTCATCCTCGATCGGACGCCCTGGGTCACCCGGGCGGCACTGTCGTTGGGCTGGAACTTCACGAGCCGACTGCACATCCTGGCGTACGGGGACACGAGAGGAACCTGACCCATGACTGCAACGACCCCCATCGACCCTCGAAAGGTCGCCTACCTGCCGCTGTCCGGCCTGACCCCCGATCCCAGAAACCCGAAGGGCCACGACCACGAGACCATCGGCGCGTCCATCGGCCGGTTCGGGGTCCTCGACCTGATCGTCCGGGACGAGCGGACGGGCCGGATCGTCTCGGGTCACGGTCGGGCCGAGGTGTTCTCCCGGATGCGGGATCGCGGGGAGGCACCACCCGAGGGGGTTCTGGTCACTTCCGACGGCAAGGACTGGATGGTCCCGGTCGTGGTCGGCTGGGCGTCCCGGACCGACACCGAGGCCGCGGCGGCACTGATCGCGCTCAACCGGACGACCGAGCTGGGTGGCTGGGTGGACGACGCCCTACTGGAGCTGCTGGACGAGATCGGCTCCCTCGGTCCCGACGGGCTGACCGGGGTCGGCTACGACGAACACGAGCTGGAGGACCTGCGCAAGCTGCTGGCCCCCGACGCCGACGTGGACGAGTGGGACGGGGAGTCCGGCCTGGCCCCACGCGAGGAGACGACCACGATCGAGATCACCGACCCGAACCTGGCGGCGGCCTGGGTCGCCTACCGGGCCAAGCAGCCCACCGACACCATCGCCCTGGCCGCGCTGATGGCGGCGGCCGGGGTCCCAACGGCCCCGGCGGACGCGGTGTGAGCACCGGGATACTGGCATCGTTCTTCTACTACGGCCGCTACGACTTCTCCCGGATGCCACGCCGGGTCGGGCTGATCCTGGACTCGGGCGCCTTCTCGGCCTACACCTCCGGGGCCGAGGTCAGCCTGGCCGACTACGGTCGATGGCTCGCCGCGTTGTCGGCGCCGGACAGCCCGGTGGTCCCCCGCTTCGCCTTCAATCTGGACGTCCTGGCCGACGCCCCGGCCAGCCTGGCGAACTGGCGACGCCTGCGGGACGACCACGGGCAGATCACCGTCCCGGTCCTGCACTACGGGACGCGCCCGCACGAGTTGGAGCCCTATATAGAGGAGGGGGCCACGAGGATCGCCCTCGGCGGGGTGGCCACCGGGTCCGGCGGTCGGCAGGCCCTGGCCTGGGCGGCCCACTGCCTGAAATACCTCGGCCGGCACCACCCCGACATCCCGACCCATGGCCTCGGGGTACACATGCGCGGATCCCTGGCCCGGCTCCCCTGGTCGACCACCGACTCGTCGAGCTTCACCTCGGCCTGGCGGTATGCCCGGCTCGCGATCTGGATTCCCTCACCCACCAGTCCCGGCCTGGGCCGCTGGACGACGGTCGACCTGGACGGCCGGGCGATCTACCGGCACGGAGCCACCCTGCGGCGGTACTACGGGACGACCCCGGAGGCCATCGAGAAGTCCACCCCGGACAAGCGCACCGAGCTGGTCAAGGTGGCAACCCGGATCGAGCTCCGGGCCGCGGCCGACTGGGACCGGACCCACCCCCGCCCCGTCGACCGATACAACTCGTCCGGTTCCGACCTGTTGGGCGGTGACCAGACGGCCCACGAAATCGACCGCTACCTGGTGGATACCTACGACGGCCACCTGGAAGCAGCCGCAAGAGAGGTCATCTGATGTGTGGAATCTTCGGACGAATCTGTAGGACCCCGGACCTGTGGTTACGGCTACCTCGGGACCTGGTCGCCCAGGCCCAGGCCCGCGGCCGGGACAGCTACGGGGTCGCGGTCTGGTCGGCGCCCGACCTGCTGCGGGTGATCGGGGACGACCTCGACCTGATGCCCTCGGCGGGCCTGCCCTACCAGCGGTGGGTGATCGGGAACACCCGGGCGGAGCCGACCACCGAGTTCGTCCCGGCCAAGCAGCCGACCGACGTGCAGCCGTTCACCGTCGGGCCGGTCACCGTGGCCCACAACGGCACGTTCGCCAACGACCGCGAACTCGCGGACCAGTGGGACATCCCGGCCCCGCGTGGCATCCGCTCGGACATCGACACCGCTCGCTGGACCGCCGTTCTCGCACAACGGGGTGCCTGGGCACCGAACGATGTCCTGGACCTACTGGCCCAGACCAAGGGGAGCTACGCGCTGGCCGTCGGACACGAGGACGGCTGGGTGGTCCTGGCCGCCAACTACCGGCCGCTGTGGCTGCGCTGGGTCGACCCGGGCCAGGACAGCGAGCTGGAGTTCACCTCGGTCAGCCCCCGGCACCTGTCGCTCCCGGACCGACTGGCCCAGGGCTGGACCGCGCTGCCGCCGTACTCGGCCCTGGTCATCGAGGCCGACGGTGAGATGAGAACCGTTGACCTGCAACAACTCTCACATCGTCGACGGAGCCTGGTGGTCTGCTCCGGGGGTCTGGACAGCTCGGTTGCGGCGGCGGCCACGATCGCCCGGCAGCACAACGGGAACTCCCGCGACGTCGATCTGCTGCACATCACCTACGGCTGTCGAGCCCAGGTCGCGGAGGTCGAGGCGATCAAGCGGGTCGCGGCCCACCTGGAGACCGGGCTGCGGACGGTGGACCTGACCCACGTCTTCGCCGAGATCGGACACTCCCGGCTGACCGGGACCTGGCAGGGGGCGGCCACCGGGGAGACCGGTGCGGAGTACGCGGTCGAGTGGGTCCCGGCCCGCAATACGATTCTGCTGGCGACCGCGCTGGGGATGGCCGAGGCCCACGGCTACACCCACCTCGTGCTGGGCAACAACATCGAGGAGGCCGGGGCCTACCCGGACAACGACACCGAGTTCGTGGAGCGGTTCAACGACCTGATCCCGTTCGCCGTCGGCCCCGACCGGCCGACCCCGGTGGTCGAGCAGCCGGTCGGCCGCCTGACGAAGCGGGAGATCGTGGCCCTCGGGCTGAGTCTGGACCGGGAGCTGCTCGCGCACACCTGGTCCTGCTACGACAACGGGCCGCTGCACTGTGGGAACTGCGGACCGTGTTTCATGCGCCGGACGGCGTTCGCCATGGCCGGGGAGCCGGACCCGATGCCCTACCGATCGGAGCAGGCATGACCGAGTCATTGGAGTGGGTGGGACAGCACCTGCTCGACATCATCGCGCCGGGCTGGCAGGACGACCCGCATATGGCCGACACCCCGCAGCGTTGGGCCGCGTGGTGGCGTGAGGTCCTCGACGAGAACCCGCCGAGTGTGACGACCTTTCCCACCGAGACCACCGTCGACCAGATGGTCGCGGTGACCGGAATCGAGACGTGGTCGCTATGTGCCCACCATCTGCTCCCGTTCTCGGTCAATGTGGCGATCGGCTACATCGCGGATCGAAACCTGTTGGGCCTGTCCAAGTTTGCCCGAATCGCCATCGCCGCCGCCCGCCGTCCGACGACTCAGGAGCAGCTCGCGTCAACGATCGCGGACCAGGTCGAGAAGGCAACGGGCTCCGGGTCGGTCGCGGTGACCGTTTCGGGCCTGCACCTGTGCATGGCGATGCGCGGGGTGCGGACCCCGGCCACCATGACCACCTCGATTACCCGAGGGGCGTTCCGGGATGAGCCCAGTGCCCGGGCCGAATGGTTCTCGATCCTTGCCCGCACTGCTCCGTCACCCCACTCTTGAGCCGTGGCGAACGACACCGAGGACCTCCGCGAGCTGCTGTCCACGCTGACCATCGACCAGGTCGCCGCCCTGGTCGCGGACATGAGCCCACTGGCCGCGGCATCCCTGCTCGAATCGCTGTCCGGGGTGGCCGGGCCGGACGCGCCCCCGACCCCGCTCGACCAGGCCCTGGCCCTGGACGAGGGGTTCCGGGTCCGGCCGCATCTGGCCTACCTGTCCGATCGACTGGTCGCCGCGGTGAACGACGTGGAGGAGGGCCGGTCCCGTCGACTCATCGTGGAGATGCCGCCACGGTCGGGGAAGACCACGCTGGCCACCCTGGTGGCCCCGGCCTGGATGCTGCGCCGGCACCCGAACTGGCCGATCGCCATCACCTCGCACGACGGCCAACTCGCGACGACCTGGGGGCGGCAGATCAGGCGCTGGGTCGAGGGCGGTCGACTGGACCCGGTCTCGGTGGCCCGGGACGCCGGGGCGGCCTCGTCGTGGGAGACGATCCAGGGCGGGAAGGTCCTGGCCATCTCGATTCGCGAGTCGTTCACCGGCCGTGGTGCCAAGGTCCTGGTGATCGACGACCCGCACAAGGACTTCATC